GACAATGGAAGGAAACGACACCACCTATCTGATGGTGGACTTCCGTGTCATCGTGTATCAGTAGCGGTTGCCCGCTTGCGGTTGGTGCGTGTAGAGTTATCGCATCGGCTCAGCCGAGCAGAAGTAGTTCATCTCGATAGCCGATAAGGCAGGAGCATCAAATGGCAAAGCAAGTTCTCACCAACGTAGTAGTCACCTTCGGTACTGCTAACACCGATATTTCTCAGTATGTAGGATCAATCACTTTGTCCACGACTGCTGCGGAAGTTGCGACTACAGCAATGGGTTCTTCGGCTGTGACTCGCATCCAAGGTTTGATCGATAACTCGGTCACACTTGAGCTGCATCAGGACTACCCAACGATCGAGAAGTTGTTCTACGATGCGTTCGTTGCTGGTACTGCTGTGCCAATGACTGTGAAGCCAAACGGAACTGCTGCTGCTTCGTCTGCTAACCCACAGTATGCGTTCAACGCTTTGCCTGTGTCTTGGACTCCTGTTGCTGGTGCTGTTGGTGACTTGGCTGTTGTCAGCATCACCTACCCGATCTCTGGTGCAATCACCAAGACTGGCACTGGCGCATAGTTTCAACATAACAACCCTTACCTGCGGAGGTATATATGAAGATTGCACTTGAATTGACGAGTGCGCTCGATGGCAAGTCACGAAAGATTGTGGCTGCGTTCCCAGACTTCATTGCGTTTGAGAACAAGTTCAATCGAAGCGTTGCCAAGTTTGAAACAGAACTCACGTTGACTGACCTTGCGTATTTGGGTTGGCATGCTGAGCATCGTTTGAAGAAGACTGGCCTTGACTTTGAATCATGGTGCGATGAGATTGAATCGCTAGAAGTGGGAGATGCTGCTGAAGCAGTGATCGTCCCTTTGGAGATCAGTCAGCCCACTGGATGATCGCGTACCTGTCTTGCGAGACAGGTATTGCACCATCAGTGTTGCTGGCAGAATCTCCACGCATGATCTTCACAATGCTCGCCTATCTTCGTTGGAGGGCAATTCATTTGAAGAGGTAGTCTGAGCCAATGGCTATCAAACCAATCGGTCGAGGAGGTCAAGTAAGTTTTCCTCCTGGCGGCAAGACTGTCGTTGAGATTGTTGGCATCACTCAGTTCATTCGTGAACTAGCCAAATCGGATGAACGATTCAAGAAGGAAGCAAACACGGCAGCCAAGTCGGTTGCAGAGTTGTTGATTGTGGCTGCCAAGTTTGAGGCGACTTCAGTAACCAGAAGCAATCAGGCAACTGAAGTGATGAAGGGCATGAAGGCTAGGTCGTTCAATTCGTTGCCTGCTGCGGTTCTGTCTGAGAAGAGTGCATTTGTTTCTAAATCTCGCCCGAACCGTAAACGCAAGCGCAAGGTGACTAGGGGTGACGTGTTCTTTGGTGCGGAGTTTGGTGGCGGTAAGTTCGGCAAAGGAACCCCAACTGTCGCCGGAAGGGGTCGCAAAGGCGGTGGTTACACCAGCCAGTTCTTGAGACATCGAGGCACGGCAGGATACTTCTTCTGGCCTGCGGTCACGAAGAATAAGGAGCGAATTGCCAAGGAATACTTGGATGCCATCACACGGGTGCTAGACAAATTGGATGATTGACTTCCGCTGAGATTCCACTACCCTGATAGGTAGGGAGGTGGTCATGGCAGTTCTGTTCAGCAATGTGAAGGCGATTGAGCCGAAGCCGTTGGCTTCCTCGTGGGAGCAGCTGCGTGAGTTGTTGGCGTTCCATGAGGAGAATGCTGTCAAGACTGACGGGGCTTTGTGGTCACCGGTTGAGTACTACCCGAACACCACTCGTGGCAACCGTAATGTGCGGTTCATTGAGGCGTTGGTTGTGGACATGGACGGTGAGTCGTTCCGTGAGGCAAGGCTTGATGGGTTGGAGTGGTTTGCGTATTCAACCTATTCGCATCGTGATGATGATCCTCACTATCACTTGGTGTTGCCTTTGGCTGAGCGTGTGCCTGCTTCATTGTGGCGGGCTGTGTGGCAGGGGTTGCATGAGCGGTTGAATCTTGTTGGTGACCCGCAGACGAAAGACCCTGCACGGTTGTTCTATCTTCCTCAGCATGCACCTGGTGAGACCTTTGAGTTTCATGAGGGTCGTGGCGTGTTGTTGGATACCGATTTCAGTTGGGATGTTGTTGAGCAACCTCAACCCATCAAGTCTCGGGAAGTGCGTCAGCCTCGTGCGCGTCGCCATGAATCATATTTGTTGAGTGAGCAGTTTTGGAATGAACCTGCGAAGGTTTGGTCTTGGACAGGTTTGGAAGGTGCTGAGAAGTGGAAGGCGGCTGCAACAGAGTTTCGTGCTTTGCGTCAGCGGTTGGAGGCAGGCGAGTAGAATCGGCGCATGGCTGGTGAGCGCACGTTTGTTGTCAAGTTTGTTACCGATATTGGTGATGCGACTACTGGCATTGGAAAGATGGCTAAGAGTTTCTCTGGGTTGACTGGTCAACTGGAGAAGGGTGTTGGCTCGGCATTGAAGAATCTGATCCCTTCGTTTAGGACGATGGCGATTGCTGGTACTGCTGCGGCTGGTGCTGTCGCTGCGGCTTCCTTCAAGTTGGTGCAACAGGCATCAAATCTTGAGGAGTCCCAGTCGAAGGTGAACACAGTGTTCGGCAACTCGGCGTTCATTGTTGACAACTTCGCAAAGACTTCGGCAGCGTCATTCGGTATCACGAAGCAGGCTGCGTTGGAAGCGTCTGGCACGTTCGGCAACTTGATTCAAGCGTTCGGTATCGGTGAGGGTCAAGCCGCAAACATGTCAATCACGTTGGTTCAGTTGGCTGCTGACTTGGCTTCGTTCAACAACACACCGATCGAAGAAGCAATCGTGGCGTTGCGTTCAGGTTTGTCCGGTGAGGCTGAACCGTTGAAGCGTTTCGGTGTGGCCATCAACGATGTTCGCCTCAAACAAGAGGCATTGAATATGGGCTTGTATGACGGCAAGGGTGCGCTTGATATCACAGCCAAGACTCAAGCCGCGTATGCGTTGATTCTGAAAGATACGAACCTGGCTCAGGGCGACTTCGCTAGAACCTCGGAAGGCTTCGCCAACCAGATGCGCATCTTGCAGGCTTCGTTGTCTGACGCTGCAACCGAGGTCGGTTTGGTGTTGTTGCCTTACTTCAAAGAGTTTGTCAACTTCATCAACAACAGAATTGTCCCTGCGATAACAGCGTTTGCTGAGAACCTTGATGAGAAGGGTCTTGGTCGATCCTTTGAGTTTGCGATTGCTGCGATGGGTGACTTCGGCATCCAAGCGATTGCGGTGATGAAGTCTGCCTATATCGCCACCCTTGAGTTCGCCCGAAGTTTGGCTGACATCGTCGAGAAGTTGGGTCAGGTCGGAATCATTGCGTCAGCTCTGTCACGCAACGTGTCTGGTGCGTTCAAGTCGGCTGCGGTTGGTATCGCTGCTAGCAACGTAGGTGACCGTATTGATGAGCAACTCGCTGGTGCGGATCAACTGTTCTACGATTTGGCGAATGGTGTGAGGACGGCTCGGTTGGAGTTGGATGCGTTGAAGTTCTCTAGCAATCGCACCACTGAGCAGCAGGTTCGGAACGCTGAGCGTGTTGGCAAGGTTGTGAGGACTGGGAAAGTGGAACAGCAGGAGACCGCTAAGGCGACTGGTGGTGCGGCTAAGGCTGTGGAAACTGCGAAGCAGAAGTTGGAGAAGTACACGGATGCGATGCGGGCTTCGACCAAAGCATCCAAGGCGTTCACTCAAGCGCAGAAGGATTCCAAGCGGGCTAACGAGGCGAAGGCTCAGGCTGATGCTGACCTAGCCACAGCGGAAGCGAACTTGGCGCAGATCACTGCTGGGTTCGGTGTTGATTCGCCGCAGGCTAAGGCGGCTTTGTTGGCTTTGGATAAGGCTCAGCGTGGGGTTGAGCGGGCTGGGTATCGGATTGAGCAGGCGACGTTCGCGGTGACGGATGCTGAGTTGGAGTTGGCGAAGGTTCGTAAAGACCCTGAGTCTTCTTTGAAGGCTATTCGTGAGGCTGAGATTTCTTTGGCTGAGGCGAAGTTGGCTTTGAAGGATGCGATTGATGATCAGACTGATGCGACGGGTGAGTTGATTGAGAAGAATGATTTGGTGGATGAGGCGATCTCTGGTGCTACTGCCACGACGAAGGTGTATAAGGATGCTTTGCTTGAGGTCAATGAGGCGAAAAAGAAGCAGGCTGATGCTTCTGAGGCCGTGGCTGATGCGATTGATCGGGAGGCTGATGCTCAGGAGCGTTTGAATGATGCTGATGAGAAGCGTGGTGAGTTGGCGAAGTTGTATCCCAAGATCGCCCTCAATAATCCGATGGGTGATTTCACCGGTTCGGTTCCGTCTACGGTGACTGGCAACGCTGGTGGTGGTATGGCTGATATCTATCGTGGTCAAACAAACATCTCGGTGAATGCTGGGTTGGTGTCTAGTCCTGATCAGGTGGCT